TTGATTTGAAGGCAAACCTGTATGTGTCATTTCTGGAAGACCAACAGCTTCAGATACGGCCTTCGGATCAAATCCGACTTGGATAAGTTTGGCGGCTATGTCCGCACGCATATTTAGACCAACATCTTTTGCGTCTGCTGCATCTATGTTTTGTAGCGGAACTCTGTATTGATCTCCTGATTCACCTAGTGGCGAAAGATCTTCTGTGAAGCGGACATCGTTTAGACTTAAGAATCCTTCACGAAGTCCTTTTGTATATGCTTCATAACGTTCTAGCGTGGTACCGCGTAGAAGCGCGTCAAGATTAAACTTAATGAAACCATCAGGCTCTGGCAGAAGTTTAGACAGAGATTGTTCTAACCGCTCTAGTAATGGTCGTAGAGAATGTTGTACGAATGATAAGTTTTGAGCTTCAACAGATGCAAATGACATTGCGCCAGCAACAGGATGTCCAAGTAGAGATACGGGAACACGGAACAAACGTGCAATTTCTTCTACGCCAAAACGTCGGACTTCAATTAGTTGTGCGTCTGCTGCATTAAGTTGCAACGGTTTGAATGTTGCTCCACTTGTAAGAATACCAAGTTTACCAGCACGATATGGTCCAGAGTGAGAAATGTTCCAATCTCGTGCAATATCTGCTGCTTGTTCCTGCGTCAATTCGCCTGGTGCTTCAATGATTCCACCAGGATTTGCAGCATTTCCAAAGTATGCGGCGGCATAGATCTCTGCGGCCATTGCAGATCCAAGAGTCACACGAGCAGCTCCAATAGGACCAAGACCAAGTAATTGTCCAGGAAGTCTAAACATTGGAATGTGAAGCATTTCGTTCTTAGTCAAAACCATTGTTTTGCCAGAAAGTTGATTTGACTGCATTGGATCGTATAGTCCATTTTGTGGATTATAAGGAATCGTTACAATGTATTCAATATCTGCATTTGGTTCTGGTCGGCGAAGTCTTACATACTCAGGGTTGATGCAATAAAGTTCTGTAACATCTCCCATATCATCTCGAACTGTAATGATAAAAGCATTTCCATGCAAATTAAGAGATGCAATGACTTGCTCAAAAAATTCTAATCTAGTTGTATCTGGATTGGGTTGGTTAATCCATGTTGGCATTGATCCATAAGCTGCTGCATAATTGATGCGAGCGCGACCACGTCGCACGTATGCGCTAAGTGGTAGTGAAGAAATTGTGTCACCTAATAAGCGAACGCACGCATAAACTGTTGACATTCGAATGGCGGATTCCGCATTTACGTCCACTCCAGCTGGAGTTGCATATGCAGGTCTACCTGGAATTAGTGGCTCAACAAATTGATTGGTAGCGCGTTTTTCACCGGCTACGCGTAGTCGCTTTGATAGGCTCATCTATTTACCTTTTCTTTTGTTTGGTACCAACCATCGTCCCAAAGAGTTAAAAGTCTTTCAAAGTATTTCTCGTATTTGACTTGGATTGACTCTAGTGAGTATTTGGCAATTGCTTGTTGTCTGATAAAAGATCTATCAAGATCTTTAACGTTTTCTGCTGCTTCCATGAAGTCTTGCAAAGTTCTGCAACGATAACCTGTCACTCCATGAATATTGGTTTCTGTAAATGCTCCCCAGTCGGTTGTTATTGTAGGAGTTCCACAAGTTTGTGCCTCTACTACAATGTTTCCAAATGGTTCAATGTAAGTTGTAGGGGCAAACAAGGCGATTGCATTTCCCATTAGTTCTGCTCTTTGTTCAGGGCCAATATTGCCTATAAACTCGCCATAACCTGTGCCTCGTTCATCTCCTGGACCTGCCAAGATCAAACGTTTGCCTAGGCGTTCACAAACTTCTTGAGCAATTCTAAAACCTTTTCGCTCAATCATTCTGCCAATATAGAAGTAATAATCGCAAGAACCTGATCCCTCTGGAAACATATCTGTTTCTAAATAACCTGGAATCACATCATCAAAGAAGTTACCATCAACTGTTGTTGGATTGGTATAACTTGCATAAATTGAATGCATCCAAGCGTAAGATTCAAAGACTCTGTACTTGGCAAATGTCCCGCCATAGCCAATTCCAAACTCAACTGACATATGTTCTGGAAAAGCATCAGCTATTTCTTTATGGGCATAGCCGCCAATAAGGCAAATAAAATCTTTTGGTTGGATTCTCTTTGCTATTTCAGTTTTAACATTGTCATTAAATATCATCCAATGTGGCAACTTTGTATCAAAAGATCCTGTAGTGTAATGACGACCTTGTAATGAATAAGATCTAACGTGTTCTTGAATACAACTTATATGTTCAGTTACTGGCGCTTCGTTTTCTTCTCCGGCATAAAGATAAACTTCATGACCTAGATTATTCATCATTATACAAAAGCGTCTAACTTTTTCAGTAAAAGCGCAACTTGTGTATTGTTTTGTTACTTGAGTATGTGGCAGTGATACAACATGAAATCTCATTGGTCCCCCGACCTTTTTCACTAAAGTGCTGCGATTTCTTCAGCTGTTAAACCGAGAGCTGCAAGTTTTGCTTCTGCTGATGCTTTTGCAACTGCTTTGGCTTGTTCTTGTGCTTCACGTTCTGCTTTTTCTGCAGCATAAACTGCAATATCAATTTCCCTTTGAGCAATTTCTTCGGTTGTTAAAGGTCGAACTTCTGTTGTGCCAGTAGTGCAATCAACAATAACCTTGGTTAATATTTCAGACATGCTTTTCCCTTTCGTTTTATTTAATTCCGTAAAGATGTACGGAACATCCAACATTTAGATTCTGTCCACTGTCACCTTTAAAAGTCAACCTGTTAATTGGAGAAGTGCTGTTCCAAACGCCATATGCATCAGACATTACTGTTTGTGAAGTATTCAAAGAATGAACAGACTTAAAAATGTACGATTTTGTATAAGAACTAGACGCGTAATCTGGTATATACAACTCAAATTGCCCAAAAAGGTTTGCCAAACGAGTTGTGTCTTCAACGTGTCCTGCATTGTTTCTAATCTGTGAAGTGCTTCCAATTGTGTAGCGACTAGCTCCAGTGCCTGGGGCAGTAATGTAGGTATAGTTTTGAACTAACGCGTAATTATTTCCAGAATCATTGTTCATACGCAGGGCTAAAGTTGAATTATTTTCTACGCCTCTTATGCTACCTACGGCAAAAAGATGCGTGTATGTAGACGGAATTGAAGTAAGATCAACAGAAGTGTTAACGCTAGTTAGGGTAACCGATTGGATTAAAAACATTGTATTAGACATTATACACCCTTAATCCCATAAATAGACCAACCGCTTCCAACGTCAAAGTTAGTTCCATTTGTAACAAATGTAATTGACGTAATTGCATTTGTATTTTCCCACATAGCAACCGAAACCGAACAATAGTCAAGAGTATTTCCATTGTTTGAACTTACTCCAAACACTAGTACAGTCTTGTATTTGGTTGAATCTGAATAATTAAAAATGTGATATTCATTGCCCGAAAACCAACCAGTAGTGTTGGAACTGCCGATTGCGCCAGCGCCATCTATTTGAGATCTCCCACTTTCGCGAGCAGCTATCAAACCACCACCACCATTGTTAGATAGTGCTTGAGCATCATAAACCGCAGTTTGATCACCATTAAACCTGAGGTTAGACTGCGAAGCTGCACTTGTAATTCTACTTTTGCCAATAATAATAAGATCTGTAAAAGATTGTGGTATGTTGTCAAGCACGATGTTATTTGTGGCTGAAGTAACAGTGTGTGATTTAATAAGTTGGTATGTAGGTGATGGCATTATTTAACTCCATAAAGGTTGAATCGACTACCCGCCACAAACAAACCTTCTCCTGGGTAAAGAAAGATGGATGTAATTGGTGATGTGCTTGCCCAAAGATTGTCATACCACTGCATTTCGCCACCGCTGACTGGTCCAATGGTTCCGACATACGACTTACTTGTTTTCAGTTTTGTCGATGAAGCATAGTCATTAATCTGTAAGTAACCTACACCAAAAGTTCCAGCTGGTTGAGTTGACCCGGTAAGTAGACACGCGCTTCTTGTTTGTGTTTGGCCTGTCAGATCAAAAGGGTTGACCGAACTTCCGTTTGCGGTTAAAAGGTGATTTGCATAAACTGCGCTAGAGTTTCCATTGTACCTGATGTAGGTGTCTGTTTGATTACCAGTTGTTCGAGCACTACTTCGTAAAAATAAAGCTCGGTAAGTTGATGGTATGGTTGCAAACGTGACGTCTGTAGCGTTTGAGGTTAACAAATAACCTTGTATGAACTCAAAATCAGACGGTAAAGTGACCGACGCACCTAGGCCACCATAGCCGCGAGCCGATGTGTTTGTTAATGTACTTGCAATTGGTGACATCTGATCCCCTTTAAGCGAACTTGGTTTGTGTTTCTAGTACGGTAAAAGTTGCAGATGCGGTTTTAATTATTGTAAATGAATATGCATCAATCGCTGAAGCATTGCCGGCCGTAATTGGAGTTGGAACCTTTGGTGTTATTGTGTTGCCATCGATCTGAATCACGTTTGGATAATAGGCAGTTGTTCCATTTGTGTTTAACCAAACTAAAGTAATTGCATCTCCAGTTAAAAGAGACGAGTTCAGCGTTGTTGAACTGTCATATCTAAAGTTTAAGGTGTGATTTGCTGTTGCGTTTGATGTGTAATACCAAACAGATGCTGTTGCTATATCAAAATTAATGGTACCGGTTGCAGCTGCAGCTACAACATTAACGTCTTCTTCAAATCCTTTAATTGTTAAATCAGACTGACTAGAAGCTATTGCTATTGTGCCCGAAGTTGTAATAGTTCCACCAGTTAATCCAGTTCCAGCTGTGATGCTAGTGATGTTGGTTGGTCCTGTAGGTCCGGTAGCACCAATAGGTCCTGTTGAACCTGTTGCGCCGATTGGACCTGTAGCACCAGTTGCACCGGCTGGACCTGTTGCTCCGGTTGGTCCTGTTGCTCCGGTTGGTCCTGTTGCTCCTGCTGGTCCTGTTGCTCCTGCGGCATAAGCATAAGCAAGAGAAGACCACGCAGTTGTTCCATCGCCAATCTTAAATTTGGTTGTATCGGTTTCATAACCGATTTCACCAGCAGCTAGCGTTGGATTATTGCTAGTCCAATTTGCCGCAGTATCTCTGCGATTTTGCAAACGTGATGTCATATTTGTCTCTTTCCTTTATGCTTAATAAGTTACTACTGCGCCGCCCGGATCAATTGTATATGTCCAGCTTGATGTTGAAGATGTTCCTGAGTTATAAATAACATCAGGATTTACCGAAGAAGATCCTCCATCAAGATACTGCACTACAGGATCTCCTACTGGCGTTGCATTCTTCCAAAGACTTGTTGCGCTATCGTAAACAAGTGTCTGGCCGTTTGTAACACTAGTAATTAAAACATTGTGTAATTCTTGTAATTCATATCCGTTTTGGATCTTTACAAGAATTTCACCAGATGATGCATTTGCCTTGACAACATAACCAAGAAATACTGCATGGTTTGGCGCTACCGGCATTGTTGTTGTATAAGCTCCGGCTGTTGTGGATAACCAAACAGCTGCACCTTCGGTTAATCCAAAGGTATCAACACCTCTGATAATTCCAAAAGTGATGACATAACCATCTGAACCATTAGTTATTGTTTCGGCAGCAAAACCAAATGTCTTTGATGATGTTGACTCAGAACTTGCACTAGCAAGCGCTAAAGTAGGTTTAGATCCTTGCGCTCCGTTGATATAAACAACAGAACCTTTTGCAATTGTAGAACCTGATTGATTTGTTGCAAGAATAAATTCATTCTGGCCAATTCTAGCAGTTACATTTGCATTGAGAATAAGATCTAAACCAGCATCTCCTGCATCCCAAAACAAAGTACCTGGATTTGCTGAACTTGTTTCTGGTGTTGTATCAAACTCAATAAAATCAGGAGTAGATATAGAAGTAACACCAGTAATTGCACCAGTCGGCATTGGCCCGGTTGCGCCTGTTGGACCAGTAGGTCCTGTTGCACCAGTTTCACCTTGTGGACCAGTTGCTCCCGTCGCACCTTCTGGACCTGTAGCTCCTGCAGGACCAGTTGCTCCAGTTGGACCTGTCGCGCCGGTTGCACCAGTTAAACCAGTTTCTCCTTGCGGTCCTGTTGCTCCTGTATTGCCTTGAATTCCCTGAGGACCAGTAGCACCAGTTGGACCAATATCTCCTTGCGGACCTTGCGGTCCTGTTGCGCCAGTAGGACCAACAGCTCCTTGCGGACCAGTAGGACCTGTTGCGCCGGTGTCACCTTGTACTCCTTGAATTCCTTGAATACCTTGAGGACCTGTCGCTCCAGTAGGACCGACTTCACCTTGAGGTCCAGTTGCACCCACTGGTCCTGTTGCTCCAATCGGACCTGTTGGTCCAACTTCGCCTTGTGGACCTGTCGCGCCAGTCGCTCCGATTGGTCCAGTAGGTCCTGTCGCTCCTTCTGGTCCTTGAATATTTCCAACATTTACCCATGTAGATGTATTTGGAGACCAAACATAAAGATCTCCATCGCCTACAATGTAGGCATCACCAGGATTTCCTGTTGGATGTGCTGCAACTAATTCTGCGTAAGTTGCATAAGATCCTAAAATTTGTACGCCAGTTCCTTGCGGTCCTGTTGCACCGGTCGGTCCTGTAGGTCCAGTTACACCAGTTGGTCCTTCAATTCCTTGAGGTCCTGTAGGTCCTGTTGGTCCAGTTGCACCGACAGGTCCTGTAGGGCCTGTAGATCCTGTTGCTCCGGTTAAACCAGTTTCGCCTTGAATACCTTGAATGCCTTGAGGTCCTGTTGGACCTGTCGCTCCCTCAGGACCGGTTGGTCCTGTCGCTCCAGTGTCTCCTTGAATTCCTTGTGGTCCTGTAGAACCGGTCGGACCTGTTGCTCCAATCGGTCCTTCAATTCCTTGAGGACCTGTTGGACCGACGGCACCAGTTGGACCAGTAGATCCTGTCGCTCCTTGAATTCCTTGTGGTCCTGTCGATCCGGTAGGACCAGTTGGACCAGTAGATCCTGTAGGTCCGGTTGCCCCAACAGGACCGGTCGCTCCGATTGGACCAGTAGATCCTGTAGGTCCAGTCGGGCCAGTAGATCCAGTTGGTCCTGTAGGACCTGTATTTCCAATTGGTCCTTGCGGACCTGTTGGTCCGATAGGACCAGTTGGTCCTGTTGGACCTTGAGAACCTTGAGGACCAGGCGCAGAAACAATTACTTCATTTGTAGTTTCATTGATGACAACTTTGTTAGCCATTATCGTGTCACCTGCTCTGCAACTGTAATTTGACCTTGGATAAGACGAGAAACATTAGATCCAGATATCAACTCAAGATCGTAAACATAAAAACCTGCACTTAAAAGACCTGTCTGAACTGCAGTTGCATTGACTTGAATTGTTCCAGTCAATGGCGTGATAGTTAATCCACCATTAGCAGTTGTCAAAGTTAGATCAGCCAGTTCAGAATTATAGTTCTGACGTAGTTGCATTGCTGCTGTGTAGTTAGTAAGATCAATAGGATCTCCGTCTGAATCTTGATACACAATAGTCAAGTCCCAAACCGAGCCTTGATCTATAGTTGTATTGTAGATACCTGCGGTCATTTAGTTAGCCTTTTCTGTTGCCCAAATGAGAAATCCACCTACAACAATGAAGGCAAGTGGAACGGAAAACATTCCGACCCCGATTGATACCAATCCGATACCTAGAATTTCTGTAATTAGTGCTACATCTAGTTTCTTCATGATAACCCCTTAGACTTGAATACTGAAATATTTTACTACTGGTTCTGGTGGCAATGCCGGCTGAGTTGCTCGGTCATAACCAAATATGGAAGCAACAGCAGCATCGACCTTACGTCTTGCTGATGCTTTTGCAACCATGACACCACGGCTTGATTGTTTGGTCACGCAGTTTGCCACATGTCGTGCCAATCTTTCATCACCATCGTGTGTAAAGGATTGATTTACTACTGCTTCATAAAACTTTTGTGTTGCAGGAACCATTCGTTCTGCCGAGTTTGGATACGATACGCAAGGAAGACCTTCTTCATCTAGGACCATGAAGGTTCTGTTCCATCTTGCAGGATCAAAAACAACTTCTTTTACGTTAAATCGTGGGTCTCTATAGGTCTCAATTATTGTCTTTTCGACCTCAGCAACTGGTACGTGCCATGAATTATCAGCATCTAATGGTCTTTCCCATAGACCAACTACCATTAAATGTGGTTTTTCTCCGCCTAAAAGCCATGCTACGAGAGCTGTGGAGTCATTTGAAAATGCTCCATCGAATGCGAGTACGACATCTTCACCTTGCATTGGCACTCGCTGCGAGTCAATGAGTGATTCCCAACTTCCGGTAGGAAGCCACGCTGTAGCCGTTGAAACAAAGCAGTTAGTTCTTTTGGTTCTAAACTCTGCTTCTGGTGTTCTGAGCACGGCAGACTTAAAATCTTCAGCGTCAACAATGTCGCCGTACCCTGGATTTGATTCTCGCCACTGACTTTCATCTCGGTGATCTCCTTCAGTATTTTGAGGTTCCCACCAAGCAAAGAAGAAGGACGGATCTTCTATTTCTTGTTTGACTAGCCTTTGACCGTACTGATAAAGCGAATAGCACAGTGAATCTTGACCATCAGTTTGTGTTTTTACCCCGGCTGTCGTAATTCCAAGTAGCAAAGAATCTTCTCTTGCGCCGCCTGCTAGTGACATTACGTCCCAAAGTTCGCGGTTTGGCTGAGCATGAACCTCATCAAATATGACAAGAGGTGAAGGATTTAGACCTTCTTTTGTGTATGCTTCAGCTGAAAGCACCTTATAAACTGATCCAGTGTCTCGATACTCAATGGCATCTCGGTACAAAGTAAACATTTTTGATAGCTCAGGGTCTAGTTCGACCATGCGTCTAGCGGTGCCAAATACGATTCTTGCTTGATCTCGATCAGCTGCACAAGAATAAATTTCAGAACCTTGTCCGCCAAGAGTTAAACCTGCAAGACCTACGGCAGCAGCTAAAGCCGACTTACCATTTTTACGAGCCATGCCGATTAAAGCAACTCGATGTTTGAAGCGACCATTTTCTTGGCGAGCAAGTGCATGTTCGATCAGTTCATGTTGCCAAGATCTTAATTTAATCAACTCTCCAGCAGGAGAAGCGATGGAGTCTTTGGTTACGCGGCAAACAGTTTCAGCAAACTGACCATATAACTGTCCATCTCCACGTTTACGATCTGCTTCTGAAACAGGAGTTAGCCATTTAGGCGGCCAAGAATTATTTGTTTCGCTTGGTTGCAATGAGTTGTTCGAGGGCTGAGACACGCTTTACCTCCGCTACACCAAGTTGTGAGCGGGAAACAGGTGTAAATCCAAGCGATGCTAGCGCATCTGAGTAAGACTTATTCAACGCAACTACAAGCCGCCCGTCTTGTGAATCACGTGTTGTGTTGTAAATCGTTCTAGCCAATGAAAGATCATCAGCAATTCTACATGCTTGCTCAACTTGTTTAATGTCGCTAGTCGGACTTAACCAAGTGATTGCTCGGTCCCAGGCTTTTTCCCAAAGCTCGCGGCCTGCTAGACCAAGATCTATTGGAGGAGTCGGTGTTCCATCGGCCATTGGCAAAATGGTCACGTTTGTCACGTCCGGAAGTTTGCGTCCGCCTGAGTCTGTGTTAGGTGTTCGACCTGTTTCTCGCTTCTGTTCGATTGGTTTACGTGGACGTCCCGCCGTCATCTCAAATCCTCCACAGTTTCCAATTTCATAATTTTGATACTCTGCACGCCTCCA